GCTGGACTGTAGCCACCTTACCGGAGACAATCGATAATCTCCAAGCCAATGTTCCATCACATGAACAAATATTTACGGATACAGTCGGAGTAGGTTGGGCAGTACACGAGAGAATGCTCGAAGCAAACATGAACTCAATCGCCATAAACGCCCAATCCTCACCGGTCTACGATCCCGAGGAACGATTCTTAAACCTCCGAGCAGAACTCTATTGGCAACTCAGAGACAGACTCAATCCGGAAAAGGCAGATTCATTAGCTTTACCTCCAGATGATGACTTAGCAACTCAACTCTCAAACATGAAATACGATACAACGGCAAAGGGTAAAATAAAAATAGAATCTAAAGAAGATATGAAGAAAAGAGGACTCTCTTCTCCCGATGAGGCCGATGCTTTAATGCTAACTATGGCCGGAGAATTCATGGATAGCAGTCCTATATCGGCTGGATTGACAGAGGTTGAAGAACAACTTGCCCAATACTCCGAGTTCTCATATCAAGCCATAGATAGCTTTATGAAGCACTCGAAATGGGGAGGTGAGACTTTGCATGACAGATACTAACAACTTCGATATCGAAAAAATAGACACTCAAGCCCTCAGAGAACTCGGAGGTACAGGAGAAATAGGCACAACGGGTCTTAGGGAAGCCTCGGGTTTCGTCATGGAGGATTATCTCCCTAAATTACGCTCACTCCAAAAACGAATATCCACTTTCAAAGAGATGGGCAATGACCCAACAATCGGAGCAGTCCTCTATTCCATTGAAATGCACCTAAGAAATGCAGAGTTTACAGTAACCGAACACGAAGATGGATCCCGAGACCAAGACATCGAACTCATAAAAGAGGCTCTTGAAGAAATGGAATTCACTTTTCCCGAGTTCCTTTCCGAGGTTACATCAATGCTTCAGTATGGATTCGCTGTGCATGAAATAGTCTATAGAATAAGAGATGATGGCACTGTAGTCTGGTCTAAATGGGCTCCACGAAGTCAAGACAGCATATTCGAATGGGACTTAGATGATAAAAAGGATCTCCAAGGAATATGGCAGATGCCTTACTACGATCCCGAGAAAGTATACATTCCAGAGTCCAAGCTACTCTTATTCCGGCCTTCAACTCACAAGAATAACCCCGAGGGCCGAGGAATATTACGCTCAGCTTATCGACCCTGGTATTTTAAATCCAGACTAGAGACCATAGAAGCCATCGGAATTGAGCGTAGCTTAGCAGGCTATCCCGTTCTAAATGTGCCTATTCAGATATTCGCCAAAAACGAAAAAGCTCAAGAACTCCGACAATACGCTCTGGACATCGTTACTCGAATTCGCAAAGATGAACAGATGGGCAGTGTAATGCCTCCGGGCTGGGAATTAAGCCTTTTATCTACGGATGGCTCCGGGAAAGCCAACATAGATGATGCAATAGACAGATATAACTTAGCTATTGCTCAAACTATGTTAGCCGATGTAATAATGATAGGTCACGCCGCTGGAGGAGGCTCTTATGCCCTAGGAGACAAAAAGTACGAGCTCTTCGTTATAGCCCTATCAGGCTGGATGAAATCTATCTGCTCCATCCTAACAAAGAAGGCAATTCCTAAACTATTACGCTTAAATGGAGTCGACACAGATAGATATAATCCGCCTAGAATCGTGCCTAAACCTATCCAGAAACTCGACCCCCTAGCGTTAGCTAACTCACTATTTAGGTTTGCTAACATTAACGCTATCAAACCTGACGATAGGCTCGAACATTTCTTGAGAGAATTCCTCGGCCTGCCTGACAAGGACGATGAAACTGAGAGACATCCTAAAGCTGAGCCCGCCGACTATCCCGGGCAGGAGGTTCATACAGCAGGACAACACCAGGCTGGAGAAGCTAGGATGGACAATGTTACGAGACCAACGGATGCCTCAGGTGAATACACTCAGACGGAAACACAAAACTTGGAATAAACTGGGAATTATGTGAGCATTTGGGAGGGTAGCTAGAAATTGGGCTCCCTCACCCCTCCCAAGGATCGTTGATGCCGAGATCCCCGAGAAGAAAGGAGGTAATTCTGTGCATGGTAACCGAGTAGTCGCAAGTTTTAAAGATAGTTTAAATGTGTTTAATGCCGATGTCAAGGGATTTTCTTTTTCTGTCGAATCAATTGTTAAAGGAGAAATATCAGAGCATAGATTTTCTCCTGTTTATGATGTATCTGAAGCGATATTTCTGCATTTATTTGGATTAGCTGAAGGAAATCCAGCGTTAAAAATCTATACTTCTTACAATGGTGTTTCTTTTTTCTACAATCATGATTTAACAGATGCAATTAATGAAACTGAGGTAAATGATTTTCCTACTTGGGCAGACGCTACTGCGTATCATGTAGGAGATTATGTAGAACATGAAGACGAAGACACTAACACTAATTTGTATCGTTGTTTACAGAGTCATGTTTCCGATGATGACGAATTTGAACCTGATGATGAAGAAGCTGAGGATTATTGGGAAGAAGTAATTGAAGATGTAGATGAAGGCGGAGATTATCCTTTCTTTGTAGATTTAAATGTTAAACCTTATTTTAAGTATATCAAGATTCAATATGGAGCTTCAACTCATGTAGAATTATATCTTGAAAAGTTTGAGAAGTGATATAAATGCCTATAATGGAATGTCAAAAGGATGGTAAATCTGGATTTAAGTGGGGCTCTGGGGGTAATTGTATAACTTATGGGCCGGGCACAGGCCGAACAAGAGAGGAGGCTAGAGAAATCGTGGCAAGCCAAGCCGCTGCAATTCACGCACAGAAGGATATTAATTACATTGCGAAATCTTCTGACGAGACTCTGAGGTATACTCTTGGGATAGTTTATGAACCGATGAAACAAGACACTCAAGGAGATTTTGCAAAGGCAGAAGTTATCCGAGAGGCTGCTTGGGATTATGTCAAGAAGCTTCAGGGGAAATCTGATATTGAAAAAATAGCTTTAGAATTATATGATACCTTTGTAAAATTGGCTAAAGGCGAGGCTGATGAAGTTCGAATAGATATTACTGAAATGGATGTTGAATTGATTAAGTATGTTGGAGACATGCATAGTCCCGATAGCGGCGAGGTAGGAACAGTCGTTGAAAGTTTTATAGCCCCTGTCGATATGGAAATTAAAGGAGAGCCGGTCAAGAAAGGCTCGTGGCTCTTAGGTGTCATTTGGAATGAAGAACATTTTAAGAAAATTCTCTCTGGAGAAAGAACAGGTTATTCTCTGGAAGGTAGAGGATTATACGCCAGTTAAGGAGGTGAGTTTATAAGTGCCTGAGATTATTACAATGAAAATAAAAAATGTAGATTCGGTAGATGCCCCATCAAATAAAAGGAAATTCTTGTTAGTAAAGAGTGATGACCCTAAAGAAGGAGGTGAAAATACTATGGCAGATGAATTGACACTAGAAGAAGCTCTCGAAAAAATTCAAGAGCCAGAAGTTCGTGAGTTTATCCAAAAAAGGCTTGAAGATGAGAAGAATGTTGAGCCCTCTGAAGGTGATGATGTAAAGAAAAATGAAGGTGATGGTGAAGGTAATGAGGATGTTAAGAAAGGTTCTGATGAAGGCACTGATGTAAAAATTGATAAGTCTGCTCTTCCCGAGGAGGTCGCTGCTACTCTCAAGAAAATGGAGAATGAGCTTGAAGCTACCAAGAAGCTAGTCAAGGCTGAGAGAGAAAAGCGTCTCGATATGGAATTCCAGAAAAAAGCTGAGCCTTACAAAAATCTGGCAAAGGTAGATACTGTTGCTAGTGTTTTAAGAAAGGCTCACGAGGCTGGAATAGATGATGAGCTTGAAGAAATCTTCAGAGCTGCGAATGAGCGTATTGATGTTAGCAAGATTGAAAATCCGGAGGGAGATAAAGGAGCAGACAGTACCGATGTAAACTCTAAGTTAGAAAAGAGAGTCAAGGAAATCCAGAGTAATGATCCTGACATCTCTGAAGCTCAGGCTATAGTGAAGGCTGTGGAAGAAGATCCTAATCTGTATACTGAGTATCTTGATAATAGGGGCTAAACCTTAAAGGAGGTGATGATTTATGGCATTTCAAGTTCCTGGATTTAAACTTCCCGGTCATGTAGCTGCGGGAGATTTAAGACAAAATCAGTTTTATATTGGAGATGTTACTGGAGATCTTGAAGTTAATGTCGCAGGTGCAGGTACAGATTTTCCAATAGGAGTCATTCAAAATGACCCTAATACTGGAGAAGCTGTCGAAGTTATGGTTACCGGGGTTACTAAGGTTGTAACTCGAGACCATAATATAACACCAGGAGATTTGCTTACTTGGAATACTGATGGTCGGGCAGAGAAAATTGGTTCTACAGATAGTGAAGTAGTTATAGGAATAGCCCTTAGTGATACGCCCGGGGCGACTATCACACAAGATGTGCTTATTCCTATGGCACTTATCCCTATGGGAGAATTTGATAATAGCTAAAATTAAAATAAGGAGGTGAATTGCTTATGTTTCAAAATATTTCTAAATCGCAACAACCTACTGTCGGTGAAGTGCATGTAGATGGTATTCTAACAAACATTTCTGTCGCATATCTTCAGAGTCTAGATAACTTTGTCGCTGATAAGGTATTTCCTCTCGTACCTGTTCAAAAACAGAGTGATATGTACTTCACATATCCTAAGCAGCAGTGGTTCAGACAGCATGCAGAGGTTCGTCCTCCAAGCACTGAAACTGTTGGCTCTGGGTATAAACAGGCAACTGAAAGTTATATGTGTGAAGTCTATGGCTTTCATAAGGACATTGATGACAGAATTATGGCGAATTATGATGCACCTCTCGAGCCTATGAGAGATGGCACAGAATTCGTTAGCCGGGCACTCACAATGAAGAAAGAGTATGATTTCGTTACTAGTTATCTTACCACAGGTGTATGGGATACTGACATCAATGTTGGTACTAATGCAAACTATGACGAATGGGATGACTATGATGAGTCTACTCCTATTGAAGATATAACTGCACTTAAGCGTAGTGTATTAGAAGCTACAGGATTTAAGCCTAATAGAATGGTTATGGGAGGTAAAGTCTGGGATGCTATTCAGAACCATCCTTCTATTCTGGATAGAATAAAGTATACTAGAGAAGCTATCGATATTAATCCTGCTTTGATAGCTAGAGCGTTCGATCTTGACCAACTAGTTATCGCTGAAGGTATCTACGACCAAGCACATGAAGGAGATACCATGGATTTAACTCCTTTCGTAGATGATATCGTATTTCTCTATTATGCTCCGTCTCGCCCGGGACTCCTGCAACCTTCTGCAGGTTATATCTTCACATGGAACGGTTACTTGCAGAATCCTTATGGTGTCGCATTGGCTAATTTCTATATGCGTCATATCAAGTCAACCAGAGTTGAAGGTGAAATGGCATATGATATGAAGGTCATCGGCTCCGAACTTGGTGTCTTCATGCATAATGTCATAACCTAATCGAATGTGAATAAGAGAGGAGGGATGTAAATGCCTACACCAGAATATCAGTTACTCCGAGAAGAGCTAGGTAATCCTTCTGAGAATACTATCTCCGATGCGATGTTAGAGCGACTCTTAGAAGAAGAAGGTAGTTTTAAAATGGCTGCTATGCGTGCGTGTAGAGTCATTGCCCGAGCCTTTTCTCTAAGGGCTAGCAAAAGTATCGGTAGAACTTCCAAGGATTATTCTCGTCAAGCTCAACTATGGCTAGATATGGCTAAAGAGTATGAGGAAGAAATCGCTGGATTAGCTAAACCACTCGTTGGAGGTATTAGCAAGTCTCAGAAGATAGTTCAAGAAGAGGATGGTGATAGGATAACTCCCTTCTTTGGCCGAGACAAGTTTGAGGAGGGATATAATGATTACTGAATTTAGGCGAGATTTTGAGGAATTTCTCAAGCCTTTTATTGTATTTGAAACCTCCTCCTCCCAACTTAATGAAGATGGTTACGAGGAAGTAGCGGAAAATGATTTATTTGAAGTGCTGGGATTTATTGAGGTTCGGCG